TAATTATTGTTTCTACTCCTAGGGGTATGAATCATTTCTACCGTATGTGGCATGATGCAGAAAAAGGTAAGAATGAATATATACCAACAGATGTTCACTGGTCCGAAGTTCCTGGTAGAGATATAGTATGGAAAGAACAAACTATTGCCAACACTTCTGAGCAACAATTCAAAGTTGAATTTGAATGTGAATTTCTTGGATCTGTTAATACTCTTATTAGTCCTGCAAAGTTAAGGAATTTAGTTTATGATGAACCAATTCAAAGAAATGCTGGTTTAGACATTTATGAAGATCCTCAAGAATCACACAACTATCTTACTACTGTCGATGTTGCTCGCGGGATGGGGAACGATTATTCTGCATTTATTATATTTGATATCACAGAGTTCCCATATAGGGTAGTAGCAAAGTATAGAAACAATGAAATTAAACCAATGTTGTTTCCTAGTGTTATTGATGAAGTCACGAGAGCATATAATAATTCATTTGTTTTAGTAGAAGTTAATGATATTGGTGATCAAGTAGCAAGTATTTTGCATTTTGATTTAGAAAATGAAAATCTTCTCATGTGTTCTATGAGAGGGCGTGCTGGTCAAATTGTTGGATCTGGGTTTAGTGGTAAAAAATCTCAACTTGGCGTGCGAACAACGGCAGCAGTTAAAAAATTAGGATGTTCAAATTTAAAAACTCTTCTAGAAGACGATAAGATATTGGTTTCGGATTATGAAATTATTTCAGAATTAACAACATTTGCTCAAAAACACAATTCTTTTGAGGCAGAAGAAGGTTGTAATGATGACCTTGCTATGTGTTTAGTTATTTTCTCCTGGTTAGTTGCACAAGACTACTTCAAAGAAATGACTGATAATGATATTCGTAAAAGATTGTATGAAGAACAAAAGAATCAGATAGAACAAGACATGGCACCGTTTGGTTTTATTGCTGATGGATTTAACGAATCCACGTTTACTGATAATGAAGGCGAAACTTGGTATGCTGATGAATATGGTGATAAATCTTACATGTGGGATTATATGTAATGGACTTTGATGAAGAGTTTGAATTAGAACACTTAATCTTTAAACAAAGGAAATGTAAGTCATGTGGGGTGATAAAGGATTTAGTTGATGGATATTATAAAACTAGAAAGGGTGGTGGACCTTCTGCATATTCATATGAATGTAAAGAATGCACGAAAATAAGAGTGATTAATACTAGAAAGATAAAAAAATCAAAAGATATCTGCAAATATCTTGATTCATATCCTGATTGGTAGGTGTTCACACACTGTTTCCCGAATGAAAATACCTGTTTTAATAAATATTTTTAGAATAAACTAGGACTGAGAGAGGAACTTAAGATGCCGCTAAATTTAGCATCTCCTGGCATTGTTGTTAAGGAAGTTGATCTAACCATTGGAAGGGTTGATCCAACTGCCGAAGGTATTGGTGCGATTGTTGGACCTTTCGAAAAAGGTCCAGTCAATGAACCAGTTCTTATCAATAGTGAGCAGGAGCTTTTAAACACATTCGGAAGTCCATACGCAACTGATAACCACTACGAAACGTGGTTGGTGGCATCTTCGTATCTTGCATATGGTGGATCTCTTCAGGTCGTAAGATCTGACGATACAGATCTTAAAAACGCATTCGCAGGTTCAGGATCTGCACTTAAAATCAGAAGTTATGAGGATTATGTAAATCTCGGTTATGACGAGAACGTTATTCCTGGACTAACAGTTGCAGCAAAATACCCTGGATCTTGGGGTAATGGGATGAAGGTTGCAATCATTGATGGTTTAGCAGACCAAATCCTCAGTGGTTTTTCTGGACTCGATGGTCTTGGAACTGGTGTTGCTGTTGGTATGGGTATCACCCAATCAATGGTTGGTAGAACCAAAATTGGTGTTGGAGTAACAGAGGCACTTGATGGTTACCTCAAGGGAATCATTACTGAAGCATCTGCAACACAAATTTCAGTTAAAGTTGTTGAACATATTTCTGCTTCAGGAACTGTAAGTGTTGTTGACTATCAACCAGGTGGAACATATGCGTTCACAAAAGATGGAGCACTAGGTGTTCATACTGCTGGTCAAACTGTTGCATTTGCATCAACAACTGGAACCACTCAACAAGATTGGTTTGATAATCAAACTATTGCTATTAATAGTAACACCACAGTTTCTTGGAGCACTTTAGCAGATAGACCTGGAACTTCAGTTTATGCTGAAGATAAAGGTGCAAGACATGATGAAGTTCATGTTGTTGTATTTGATGCTGATGGTGATGTAACTGGTAATGCAGGAACCATTCTTGAAAAGCACATTGCACTTTCTAAGGCATCTGATGCTACTTATTCTGCTGGTGCTACCTCTTATTGGAGAAAGTATTCTGCAGAATCTTCAGAGTATATCTTTGCTGGTGGAGCACCTGCAGGTATCACCACTACTGGTTTTACAAGTGGATCATTTACCAAATCTTCAGATATTGGTTGGGACCAAGCAGCATCTGGAATTCAGTTTGGTGCAACAGGCAATCAACTGGTAACTCTTGCTGGTGGTTTAAACTACGATGGAACCGCAGATCTTGATGCATCTGGATCACTTGCTGCAAGCACTGGTGATCTTGCCGCTGGTTACGACCTCTTCCTGAACAATGATGATTATGATATCAACTTTGTTTTAATGGGTGGTGCAGGTTATGAAAGAACTTCTGCACAAGCACTTGCAAGTAAGGTAATCAACATTGCCGATACTAGAAAGGATTGTGTTGCATTCGTTTCACCTTGCAGATCTGAACTTCTCACTACAAGTGGTAGTGGTTATACCGTTAAGAGTGCTGCTGACATCACTCAAAACGTTCTAGATTTCTACGCTCCTATTCCTTCATCTTCGTATGGAATATTGGATAGTGGATACAAATACATGTATGACAGATTTGCGGATACTTTCCGTTATGTCCCACTGAATGGTGACATTGCTGGCATGTGTGCCAGAAATGATGCAACTAACTTCCCATGGTTCTCACCTGCTGGAACTGCAAGAGGTGCTGTTCTCAATGCTGTAAAACTTGCTTACAACCCAAGTCAAACACAGAGAGATAGACTCTATAGTGCAAGAATTAACCCAGTAATCTTTACACCTGGTGGTGGTATCACACTATTTGGTGATAAGACCGCACTTAACAAATCATCGGCGTTTGATAGAATCAACGTTCGTAGATTGTTCATCTATCTTGAAGAAGCAATCAAGGGTGCGGCAAGAGACGTAATGTTCGAATTTAACGATCCTCTTACAAGAAGTTCTTTTGTTAATGCTGTTGAACCTTTCCTCAGAGATGTTCAAGCAAAGCGTGGTATTCAAGAGTTTAGACTCATTTGCGATGAATCTAACAACACTGCAGCAGTTATTGATTCTAATGAATTTGTTGCAGACATCTTTATTAAACCATCACGCTCCATCAACTTTGTTGGACTGACGTTTGTTGCCACCAGAACTGGTGTCTCATTCGCAGAAGTGGTTGGAAACGTTTAATTCTACTAATTCTCAAGAGGTACTCTTAACGAGGTAATAAAAAATGGCATTCAGAACAATTTCCCAATTTAAAGGACAATTAGCGGGAGGTGGAGTCAGACCTAATCTGTTTGAAGTTGAATTAAACTTTCCAAATGGTGCGGGTCAAACGCTCGGTTTCATGAGTAATGAAGCAACTCCTTCTGCTGAAAATGCATCCATTGACAATACTACCAGTATTGCAAGTAAAGTTCCTTTCATGGTAAAGGCAGCAAATTTACCTGCTTCCAATATCACTCCAGTTGAGGTTCCTTTCCGTGGAAGGATCCTTAAGGTTGCTGGCGAAAGAACTTTCGATACTTGGACAGTTACTGTTCTCAATGATGCTGATTTCCAAATCAGAACATCTGTTGAACAATGGATGAACGGTATCAGTAGACTAACAAACGGATCTGGTGAAGTTGATCCATCAATGTATACTGCAGATGCTCTAGTTAAGCAACTTGATAGAAATGGTGATACTTTGAGACTTTACAATTTTGTTGGATTATTCCCAACAAATATCTCAGAGATCGCACTCTCAATGGATACCACAGATACTATTGAAGAGTTCACCGTTGAATTCCAAGTTCTTTACTGGACTGTTGGTTCTGGTGATGATTCATCAGCATACCCAGCAGTGAACTGATAAATAGTTAAAATAACTCAGTAAAATTATAAAATGGCAAAACTCTTTGGATTTTCTATTGAGCCTAGTGAATCAAAATCAAAATCAGTATTATCCCCCGTTCCCCCTAATAATGGGGACGGGGTTGATAATTTTATTGCTAGTGGATTTTATGGGTCGTATGTCGATATTGAAGGTGCATATAGAAACGAACACGAATTATTAAAAAGATATAGAGAAATGTCAATCCACCCAGAGGTGGATAATGCTGTAGAAGACGTTGTCAATGAAGCAATTGTTAGTGATCTCTACGATTCACCTGTAGAGGTTGAACTTTCTAATGTTAGTGCGAGTGATAAACTAAAAGATATTATTAGAAAAGAATTTAGATATATCAAAGAACTATTAGATTTTGATAAAAAATCACACGAAATTTTTAGAAATTGGTATGTTGATGGACGTTTATATTACCATAAAGTAATAGATATTAAAAAACCAGAAGAAGGGATTAAAGAACTGAGGTATATTGATCCCTCAAAAATGAAGTTTGTTCGTCAAGAAAAGAAACTGAGTAAAGGTGCCGAAGGAATTGATCTTTCTAGAACTTCAGAAACAAGTAAGGTTCTATATCCAGAAATAGAAGAATACTTTGTATATTCACCAAAACCAAACTTTCCGATTGGAATGGTATCTGGTGCAGGTGGGCAGAAAGGTATCAAAATGGCGAAAGATACAGTTACCTATGTCACTTCTGGATTAGTTGATAGGAATAAAGGTTCCGTTCTTTCATATCTCCATAAAGCAATCAAGGCACTCAATCAACTTAGAATGATTGAAGATTCTTTGGTTATTTACAGACTATCAAGAGCACCAGAACGTAGAATCTTCTACATTGATGTTGGCAATC